TGTAACCTTCGGTGGTACAAAGAAAAGTTAATTTTTTAACTATTCTCGGGATAACAACCAATTCCCTATCATCGATTTAATATAAACCCGTCTATAGAAATATAGACATAAGGAGTAATAACTATGGCAAATAGCGCAACAGCTGGTGACGGTTTGAATGCTACAAGTATGCTTGGAAATACTCCTGCACCGCAAGGTCAATCTTCTTATAAGATTGACGCTGGCTACGGAACTGCTATTTATAATGGCGCTCCGTGTGTTAGTGCTGCAGGATATATGACTGAGGGTACAGTAGTAACAACTGGAACCACTTCAACTTGCGGCGTGCTAAATGGTGTATTCTACAATGCGGCTACAACTTTGAAGCCAACTTGGGATAACTATTACGCAGGCAGCATTACTCCGGCTAACAGTGAAGATATCACAGCGTTCGTTAATGATGCGCCGTGGCAAAACTACGAAGTCTTTACAGACGCAGCGGTAACGCAAGCAGGTTTTATGGAAACATATAACATGAATGCAGCAGCTGGAAGTACAGTCACAGGTAAATCAACTAACACGTTAGATATTGGATCTACACATGCTACTAACTACTCATGGAGATTATTAAGGGTCGCTGACGATCCGGAAAATAACGACATAACTGCAGCTTATGCTAAAGTTGTTGTTGTTTGTAACTTAAATGAGTTTGTTGATAGCGCGTAATAGGAGCATATAGACATGGCAATATCAAGAGCACAACTTGTAAAAGAGTTGGAACCAGGCCTAAATGCACTATTTGGGCTGGAGTACAAACGGTATGACAATGAGTCTGCCGAAATATACGTTACTGAATCAAGTGACAGGGCTTTCGAAGAGGAAGTTATGTTATCAGGATTCGCTAACGCTGATGTAAAAGCAGAAGGTCAAGGAGTGAGTTACGACTACGCTCAAGAGACTTACACTGCTCGTTACACTATGGAAACGATCGCTTTAGCTTTCTCAATTACTGAAGAAGCAATTGAAGATAACTTGTATGATAGACTTGCGTCTAGATATACAAAAGCTTTAGCAAGATCTATGTCAAACGCTAAACAAGTAAAAGCAGCAGTACCTTTAAACAATGGTCTACCTTCGGTAGCAACATTTAAAACTGGTGATACTGTTTCTTTGTTCTCAACAAACCACACTACTATAGCTGGGGCTTGTTCGAACACACTTTCTACGCAAGCGGACTTAAACGAAACTTCATTAGAACAAGCATTGATTGATATCGCTGCAATGACTGATGAAAGAGGTTTAAAAATCGCTGCTAGAGGCGTGAAGATGATAGTTCCGTCTGCTAATCAGTTTAACGCTGAGAGATTATTAAAATCTCAAGGTAGAACTGCTACAGCAGATAACGATATCAATGCAGTCAACTCTATGGGAATGATTCCTCAAGGATACAGAGTGAACCATTTCTTAAATGATTCTGACTCATGGTACGTTATTACGGACGTTCCTAATGGTATGAAACACTTTGAAAGAACTCCATTGACAACTTCAATGGAAGGTGATTTCGATACTGGTAACGTTAGATACAAAGCTAGAGAAAGATACGTCTTCGGCGCATCTGACTATAGAGGTATCTTCGGCGTTGAAGGTGCGTAACCTAAACTAAATTTGTGGCGGAACATAGTTCCGCCACATTTTCAAAATATGGTGAGAAAATGAGAAAATTCCTAGTAAAAATAAATGCCTATCAATATCACGCTGAATTTGAAGTTTTAGCGGAAGATAATGTTGAATCTATTGAAAATTCAATAGTTGACAAATTGGGACAAAAGAGTATAAACTGGGAGTATCTTGGAGAAATGATGGATCCAAGAGTTAGAAGAATAACCTATGAGGAGGTTATCAATGATACAAGACCTGTACAAACAGAAAAGGTCGTTGGAGTTGAGGTGGCAGCTGGAGTATGAACAAAGTGGTAAATATACTCTGGATATGGTCAGGATTGATAATGCTATTAAAGACACTATCAATGAGATCAAACTCGAAGAAAATAAGATTGCAGATAGAGAAAATGCAATTAGAAACGCTGCTCCCCAAGTTTCTGTGGCTACTTAAATAAACGCCACATCGCTGAAATCGTACATTTCTATTAGGATCGCTTGCACTTTACTAAAATCTCATATATAAATTAATCACTATACAATTAATAACAACTATTAAATGTAGACGCGTATAGTCGACATCCCCTGGGGACTACATTTAAAATATTCTAGGAGGAATATTATGGCAAACACAACGTTTAATGGACCGGTACGTTCGGAAAAAGGTTTTCAGGTAGCAACTAAAAACACTACGACTGGTGCAGTAACAACTAGATATAGCTCACAGTTACCAGATTTAACTGGCTTATCTTTATCAGATGTAGCAACATCATCTACAATAACACTTGCAGCTGACACTATAACTTATGTAAATTATACTGGAGCAGCAGCATGCGCAGCTACATTACCAGCAGCAGCAGCTGGAACAGTAGTAGTTTATGTTCAAACTAAAGATACAGCTGGCGGAACAGCAACTTTATCTTTTGACTGTGCAGGTTCAGATGTTTACAAAACAGGATCGATAATTGAAAGTAGAGGAAGCTCAGAAGTTTCTTTTGATTCTTCAGCAGCTAACGAAACTTTATTAACGTTCACTCCTGCAGACGCGGCAACAAACCTTTTAACTACAAGCGGAAAAATTTATTTCGTATGTTATGAAAAAGGAACTTGGACAATCGCTTATGATTTGGCAAGTGCTGCAGCAGCAGTAACTGGTGCATTTGCTTTTGCATCGTAATAAATAATTTTAAGGTGTTCCTTCGGGAGCACCTTAATTAAGGAGAAAAATATGGCATCAACTTATGTTAATGTAAAAACAATAATGGATGAAACAGCGTCGAGTGCTACATACTTTGCAGCTGCGGGTAGACCAAATACTTCTTTCACAATGGCTAATACTTCTTTTGCTTCTAGTCATAACGGTGGAGGAGCAGTTATAACTGCAACTACAGCAGGTAGTTCTGATTCCGGAAAAACTGTTACTTTAACAGGGACGGATTTAAATGGTAATGCTCAAACTGAAGTAATTACACTACCAGGTTCAGCAACTGAAACAGCAGGAACTAAATATTTTTTAACAGTCACTGCAGCTGAAATGAGTACACAACCAGCAGGAAATGTTTCTTTAGGATTTAATGCTTCTAGAGGAATGGGAATGTTTGGTGGAAGAACGGCTCTTAAAGGTTTTACATGTTGTAGCGGTGGAACAGCTGGAGATGTAAAATTTCATAATAGTTCAAGTGGTTTACTTTCAAGTGATACTCCATTTATGCAATATAGAACAAATGGGACAGCAGATAATGAAACTCATTTCAATATACCTGCACCAGGAGTACTATGTTCTAGTGGATTAGTTGTAACTTACACTTTGGATAACATAGATCAGATGAACGTCCTATATAATGGATAGGAGTTTAGATGGCAAACACAACATCGGGCTCTTACACATTTGAAAAGAATTTTGCAATTGATGATATCATTGCAGAAGCATATGAAAGAATCGGCCTAGTTGGAACGGCTGGTCATCAAATACATAGTGCTCGAAGATCTTTAAATATTTTATTTCAAGAATGGGGAAATAGAGGAATTCACTTTTGGGAAGTAGGTGATACCAATATTGACTTAATTGAAGGCCAAGCAGAGTATACTTTTTATAGATCAACAGATGATGGTACATCTTCTGTTACAGTAGGTGGAACTTCTGGTGCTTCTACTTATGGACTCTCTGATATTTTATCTGCTCAATATAGAACAGATAGAACTTCAACTTCTCAAACAGACCTACCGATGACAAAAGTTGCAAGATCAACTTATGCAGCTTTCTCTAATAAATTAACTAAAAGTACACCGAGTCAATTCTGGGTTCAAAGATTCGTGGACAAAGTTACGGTAACCATTTACCCAACACCTAATTCAACAGCTGCATCAAAAGATATGCACATTTATTTTGTTAAAAGAATTCAAGACGCAGGAGCTTATACAAATGCAAGTGATGCCCCTTATAGATTTGTTCCTTGTATGACAGCAGGTCTAGCATTTTATTTATCACAAAAATATGCCCCACAAAGATCTCAAGAATTAAAACTATATTATGAAGATGAATTAGCAAGAGCTTTAGCGGAGGATGGATCAGCGGCGAGTACGTATATTACACCGAAAACTTATTATCCAAATATATAATGACTATTATAACTAAAGGAATGGGAGCAATAGCAAAACATCTTTTAAAGAAATCTAAAAAGTTTCCAGGTGCAGGTGCTGATGCACAATTAAACAAAAAAGTAAAAACTAGAGTGAGACCAAAAGGTTTTCCTAAAACTATAGTTAAACAACCAGGAGAATTTGCTAAAGGTGTTAAAGTGACAGGAGCACCAGTAACTTATAAAGTTAGAACAAATAAAAAAGTTCGAGGAATTAAAGGAAGAATTGGTGCAGATGATATTGACGTTCATGCAAGAATAGGACGTACTCAAAGATTTAGAAATCTAAAAGCACTTGAATTAAAAGAAACACGTAAAGGTAAAAAATAATGGGACAGTTTTCAAAAGGTAGATATGCATTAATGATTTCAGATCGTTCTGGAGCAGCATTTCCATATAGAGAAATGGTTCAAGAATGGAATGGTGCATGGGTACATAATTCTGAATATGAACCTAAGCAACCTCAAGTTTCACCAAGACCACACGGTGCAGATCCACAAGCTTTACAACATGCAAAACCTGCAAGAACAGAATTTGCAGTAGCTGATTTATTAGAAGATAATCCTTTAGAAACATATCAAATAGGTTCTCCAATTGTAAATGTAAATTTACCAGGGCACGGCTATACTACTGGAGATACAAAAAGATTTAGAGGTCCTTTAGGAGCTGCCGGAGTATATGGCGATCCAGAGGGCGTAGGAGGTATTACAGGAGCAACCATTGCAAAAGCTGCAGGATATACTATAACTGTAGGTAAATACGTTAGCGGTGCAACTGATACTACTGGTCCAAATGGTACTGGAATTTATGGAACAGATTGGTTTTATTTTAGCGCTGATACAAACGCGACAAGTGTCGAAACAGGAGGAGGTTATCCGATGTCCGTTGGACCGGTAACTATACAAACATAATGGCTGGAACATTCTTAAAAATTATAAACAGAGTATTAAAAAAAGCTAAGCCTAAGAAAAAATTTTCTAAAAAAAATATTGGTATAGGAAAAATAAAACAAGAAGGTCTTTATAAAACTTTAGGTAAAGATAAATATGGAGATATAAAAATTATAAATAAAGGTCCTCAAAAAGGATATAGAGTTCCTTTAGATAAAAAAGGATTTACTGAAAGAAGACCTTGGTCAGCAGATCCAGACTATAAACCATCTTATGGTGAAAGAACTTGGTCACCACAAATAGGTGCTACAAAAAAAGCTTCAGGTGGTTTAATTAGAGGCTTTCCTAAAATTGCTAAGAAAGGCTGGAGATAATGTCTGGAATTAGTTATAATACATTAGTTACAATGATAAGAAGTTATACAGAAGTCGATGACACTGTATTTACTACTGATATCTTAGAAAATTTTATTTTAAATGCCCAACAAAGAATATTTAGTGATGTTCCTGTTGATTCAGATAGAGTAGAATACGCAGGAACATTAGCAGCTGATGTTAATACAGTCAGAGTACCAGCAGGAATGGTTTTTGTAAGAGGTGTGGAAGTTTTTAATTCTACTTCTTCAAGAACAGGTCCAGCAACTTGGCTCTTAAAAAGAGATAGAACTTTTATAAACGAATACGTAGGACAATTAACTGGTCCTGAAGGATCTCAAACAGGTCAAGATACTACAGGATTACCTAAATATTATGCTATGTTTGGAGGAGCGACTGGACTTAGTTCCACTACTTCAGGTAATATTGTAATGGCTCCTACACCTGATGCTAATTATTTAATAAATATACATGGAAATGTAGTGCCAGCTACTTTAGAGTCAGGAAATCAAACTAATTATATTAGTCTTAATTACCCTCAATTGCTTCTATATGCCTGTTTGGTAGAAGCATATGGATTTTTAAAAGGTCCAATGGATATGTTGACACTATATGAAAATAAGTATAAAACTGAACTACAAAAATTTGCAAGTGTGCAAATTGGGAGACGGAGAAGAGACGACTATACGGATGGTACTGTTCGTATACCAATCGAATCACCGCCTCAATAATTAGGAGATAAATATGGCAATAACATCGGCAATTTGTAATAGCTTTAAACAAGAAATTCTAGAAGCAGAACATAATTTTACAGCTTCTACTGGAAATACTTTTAATTTAGCATTGTATACTAGTTCCGCAACTCTAGGAGCAAGCACAACTGCTTATACTTCTAGTAATGAAATAACAAATTCATCTGGAACTGCTTACAGCGCAAAAGGAAAAGCTCTGACAAGTGTTACACCAACATTAGATTCATCAACTGCAGTTTGTGATTTTGCAGATGTCTCTTGGACATCAGCTTCATTCACAGCTAATGGATGTTTAATTTTTAATGATTCACATTCAACGGACGCTTCAGTTTGTGCAGTAGCTTTTGGTGGAGACAAAACTGTATCTAGTGGAACATTTACAATTCAATTCCCAGCAGCAGCAGCAACTACAGCGATAATCCGTATAGCATAGGGAGTAAGTCCTTATGGCTAATACTTGGAACAGAACCGGCACCACCTGGAGCCAAGGTCTTTGGGGTCAGCAAGATAATAATGCAGTCGAACTTACTGGTTTATCAGTAACCTCTAGCTTAGGTACTCCTGCAGTTGATTTATCAGTTGGATGGGGTAGAGCCGAATGGGGTGAAGAACCTTGGGGAGATAGTTATAGTCCCGTTATTACTTTAACTGGAGTTTCAGCAACAGTAAGTCTTGGAGAATTAGCATACTCTCAAGCAACCGATGGTTGGGGACGTAATACATGGGGAGATAATAACTGGGGGGAAAATACTACCACAGCTATTTTAACAGCTCCTGATGGACTAACAGCAAGTCTTCCAGCAGTAGGTTGGGGAGATCAATATTGGAGTGATGATGCATGGGGTGGAGAATATTTCTTAGATCCTGCAGATGTTGTAGGGTTAACAGGAGTTTCTGCAACTGCTTCAGTACCAACTCAATTAGATATACCAGAACAAATTTCAGGTCTAGGTGCAACTTCTTCTATAGGTCAATTCAGTATTAATAATGGAGCAGATCATGTTCAAGGTTTAGCTTCTTTATCAGCAACTGCATCAAATGGAGATATTGGTCCTGCTGATGTAGTAGGAATAAGTGGAGTTTCAGCAACAGTTTCCGTTGGATCTGCAGAAGCAAATGATGCTCAAATAATAGATGTAAGCGGATTAAGTGCAACGGCTAGTGTAGGTGCTATTACTCCTACAGAAATGGCTGTAGGATTATCTGGTGTTTCAGCAACTGCAAGTACTGGTTCTATTTCTCCTACACAAATGACTATAGGATTGACAGGATTATCTGCAACTGTTACACTGGGTCAAGTAGGGGGTCCAATAGCATGGAAAAAAGTAACTCCTACGCAAGGTGGTAGTTGGAGTAAAGTTTCACCACCATAATATTAAATATATAATGTTGACATTATGTATAAAACAAATTAAAAATAACGAATTAAGCAGGAGATAAATTATGGCTTCAA